AACGCTGGCGTGAACTGCTGCGGCTGCTACTAACTCACACACTCCCCGATAACACCGGGTGAACCATCGGGGCAGGGGGATTCACCTCTGCCCCTGATTTTTTAGGAGGAAAACATTATGGCTTGCAAAACAAGCTGCAAACTCTGCCCCCATCTGGTCTTGAGCCAGTCGGTGACGTTTGCTAACGACACGCTGACCATCAACATTCCTGCTGGCGCATACCAGAACGGAGAGAAGTATTGCATCGTGGTTGCCCAGAGCATCCCGGACACGACCACCATCAACGCCCCTGTGGTCATCACCATCGGCGCAGGCACTACTGCATACCCTCTGACCGACTGCAACTGCGCTCAGGCAACCGCTGAGAGCATCCACACCCGCACCCGCTACGCTACCCGTGTGGCAACGTCCGCTACCGGCACAGGCACGTTCAAGTATCTTGGCTGCTTCTGCCGTTCTCACGCCGGTGCGCCCGCGTCTATTTCTTGAGGAGGTGTAGACTATGGGCAAGACTAATTTTCGTCGCATGATGATGCTCCGTGACCACGACAAAGACCGTGAGCCGGAACGTGACCGCCTTGAAGAAGAGCGTGACCGCAGGGAGCGTGAGATGGAACGCCGTCTGCGCAAGCTGGAGGTCGGCAACGACCGATACCCTTACTATCCGCAGGAAGAGAACCGCTACATTGACCCCTACCCTGTCCCCCGCTACCCTGACGTAGAGTATGGGCGCAGGATGCCGCAGATTGGCTTCTCGCAGAACGGTGACTGGGATAAGCGGTCTGGACAGTATGAGCGCGGCGGTGCAGACAGCCGTTCCATCAAGATGCCGCGCCAGCACCTCACCCACGATGAAGCGGAGGAATGGTGCGACAACATGGTGAACGCTGACGGCACAAAGGGCTGTCACTGGACGCTGGAACAGACGCAGGACGTTGCCAAGCAGCGCGGCGTAACCTGCGACAAAAACGACTTCTGGGCCACCATGAACATGATGTACAGCGACTACGGCAAAGTTGCGAAAATGTACAGCGTGGACAACACCAACTTCTACGCGGACATGGCCGCAGCGTTCTTACAGGACAAAGATGCTGTGGATGGCAAGCTGGTCAAGTACTGGGAATGCATTGTAGAGCGCGGATAAGGTCTGCAGACTTTTTGCAGACTTTCGGATAGCAATTAAGTGCAAATATCTGTTAGTATTCGATAGTATCCGAACTACTGCAAATACAAAAAATCCGCATGAACACTGAATTTTCCAGCATTCATGCGGATTTTCATTTGGTGCGAGGGAGGGGACTCGAACCCCTTACATATCGCGTCAAGTCGTGTTTTTCTTTGCTTTGCAGACTTTTTGCAGACCTACTTCTTACTTTGGACATACGCATCCAGCTTTGCAATGTACTGCTTGTCCTCTTCATCGCGCAGCTGCTGGTATATCTTTCGGGTCGTCGAAATGTCTGCGTGACCCATAAGTTTCTGGGCCACCATGTCCGGGATACCGGCGTAAAAAAGGTTCGTCGCGTAAAAATGCCGAAACTGGTGAGCGGTTACAAGTGCTTTCCACTTGTAGTACACTCTGTACTCCCCCGGCTTGTCTTTGATTCGGGCGCGCTTCTCCTGCTTCTCACTCAAGCCGAGATCCCGGCAGTAGATTGCCCAGCGCCACTCGTACTGCGACTGTGACAGCGGCTTTGCTTCGCCGGACATTACATAGTCCGTGTCCGCGTGACCGGCTTTCTGTTCCAGCAGCACCGGACGAAACGTTGTCAGGATGGGCACATCTCTGTATCCCTTCTCTGATTTCAATGTTTCCTCGTATGCGTGGTTACGGTCCCACGGCATTGCGGAACGTACATGGATCACATTCTGCTCAAAGTCCACGTCTTTCCATTGCAGCCCGTTCGCCTCGCCGAGACGGAGCCCGGTGTACTCAAAGAGCTGCGCCCAGAAACCGCACCCCTCTGGATGCGCGTCAATAATATCCCGTTGCGCTTTTGTCGGCTCAAGGCGCTTGCCCCTTTTCATCCCGGCGGGCGGCTTTGCCAGAAGAACCGGATTACTGGTACCGTGATAATTCGCACACCAGAATGTGAAGATACAGGATAGCACGCTTTTTGCATTTGTGATAGTATGCAGCGCCTTGCCGTCCATCTTCATGCGCTCCATATACCCGCAGACTGCCTGCGTGTCAATGTCAGCCATCGGCGTGTCACCGAAGCACTCTAACAGCGGAGGAATATTCTTGACGTAGGCGTTTATTGTACCACGTTTTACCGGCTTTGTCGAGCCTGTAATGTAATCTTTGTACGCTATTACCATCTCCCGGAAGGTGGCACCGCCACTATTTTTGCTTTCTTCCAGTGTTGCCTGCCGGTAGGCCTCCTCATACTTTGCGGTTGCTTCAGCAACCGTGTCGCCCAGGAAGTGCTTATACTTTCCGTCCGGCATTTTGCGCTTGATCTCGTACCGGCCATCAGCGCGTTTCGTTCTTTTTCTTGGCATCCTCTATCGCCTCCTTGTTTATGGAGTAGACGTCCTCCATGTCTTTTGCTGCTGCCATTCCGCAATCTCGCGCCTGACACAGCATTTCAATGTTTGGCTGCAAACCTTCCGGGTCCACATCCGTTTTTGTCGCCATGGCTATTTCGTAGTGGCTCAGGATCGTGTTGACTACAGCCACCCTGTCCCGCAACGGAGTGTGCAGGTTTGCCACCATCTCGGTAAGCACGCTCAGATGGTCCGATCCATGCGCACCGTAGCGGATGTACAGAAGCGCGTCCACCTCGTAGGCGCTGCATTCTTCGATGGCCTCATGCAGCATTCGGCGTTTTTCTTTGTCGGTGGGGCTGTCTTCCAGCCGTTCCAGCAGACCCGGGTGGACGCAGGAATCCAGATACCGCTCCAGCGAAACGCCGCAGCCCACAAACCACTTCATCATCATCGGGAATGATATTGCGTTAATGCCGCGTTCCCACTTGATTACGCTTTGTCGGCTTACTTCCATGCGCTGCGCAAGTGTTGCCTGACTAATTCCCGCTTCTTCTCGTGCCCTTACCAATGTTTCCGCTACGCGCAGTACCCAATCATCCATTTCCCAAACATCCCCTTTTATTCGACACAATTCAAAAATTCGATGGTTTATCCGTATTTTTTGATTTACCATAAACTTCCAAATTTTGTTGTCGATTCTGTACCAACCGCTGTGTTATAATGCAATTGTCAAAAATAACCAGAAGGAGTGCAAAAATAATGGATAACATCAAGGTTCTGAACGAAATCCCGGAAGATATGGTAATCATTGACGGCATGCCGGCATCCAAACCGCAGAACGCTGATGGCAGCCGCAAGCCGTGGGAGGGCTGATCTATGACCAACACAAAAACCAAAGAAGCCATGCTTTACACCTACGCACAGGACAACGTGCGCAAGCTTGTCTATTACCTCTCGCAGGCCGGGTCTGATGGCTCTGCCTATGATGCCGCCTACCAAATCCTGAAAACTGCTGTTAAAGACCACGATGCCGGCCACGACCCCGGCGCACGGTATCGCAATATCAATGGGCGCATCGTTGCAGCACCGGCAGTGTCCCCCTGCCCGTGTGAGCAGGATCGTTAACCTCAAAGTTAATTTTGTCGGGCGTTCAAGGTGTCCACAGTGGACACCTTTTTGTTAATCATCCCCGGCGGGCTGGTGCAAAAGCCCCATGAACTTTTCACCGCTCATAAACTCAATGCTTGCACCTTCGGCGTTCATCTGCTCTGCCTTTTTTATTTTGGAGGACTTTTCGCCGAAGCGTTCAGCCCATTCCTCTTCCCTTTGCCCACAAACAAGGATCTGTGTGCGCGGACTTAACTTTATGCGTACCTTTGCGCCAAGCGCAGCAGCTTGCAAAGATGCCTGCTCTCTATCAATTGGCAGCTGGCCTGTTATGACAAGCGTTTTTCCATACAGCGGATGCTGTGGGTCGGCCTGCTTGTTTTCTGGGTATAGCACACGGCCAGAACGGCTTTTCGGCTTTGTCGGCGTGGGCGCTTGTGCCTTGGCTTCTTTGCTTTTTGTGGCAAAATTGTGCACCTGCAAGGTTGCCTTTACGTCCTCCAAAGCATCGTGCGCGTTGTAGTCGTACCCGATTATTCTTGCGGCGCTTTGCAGTGCCATGCGTGAGCGGTGGCCGCCGCTGGTTGCATTGCAGTAATCCACGATCTCCTTCATTGGGTCACACCAGAATAAAATGTATGGGTTTATTCCGTTGACTATTAGAAAACTTTGCTCAAACGAGCAGTTGTAAGCCAGAACTTTGTCAGCGCGGTAAAGAATATCCTGCACATAGGGCGCTACCTTATCAAACGGCGGGCAGAACGCAACGCGGGGCGGGTATATTCCGTTTACGTTAGAAGCGCTTTCCCAGCTGTTGTGCCGGACTGCCCGGCAATACTGGTTCATCAGCACGTTTTCGTCCTGGTCGATGATGGACACTTGCAAAATTTCATCTGTGTCGCAGTTCAGGCCGGTGGTCTCAAAGTCGATGACAACCACTTGATAATGCGCGTCTGCGGCGCGTCTTGCGTCCTGATCGGCGGCAAGTTTAGCCAGATGATCCTGCTCATACAAGCCATCTGGCGGCTGCGGCGCTTGGTATGGTTCTCTTTTCACAGGTTCAGGGTAAGTTACCGTGCGCTGCAAAACGGTTTCGGTGTGGTTCTGTTCTGTCTGCTTTTTCTTTTCGTGTTTTTTGTAAAGGACGTATCCGGCAGCGGCCACAACGGCAATAAGAATTAAAACTAAAACTGCCGGGTGTACCTTACTGCAAATTGTAAACAAAAGTGAAAACGCGAAAAATATCAGAAAAACCAGAAAAGGCATCACTACAAAAACGTTAAACAGGATATACAGACAACCCGGAGATTTTTGTTGATTATTGTTCTTCATCTGTAAAACTTTCCATTAAACAAAAATGTTTGATAATTAAGTTTTCCTTCTTTGTTTAGCGGAACTTTTTCCAGCACGATGACTTGTTCATCATAGTAACGCTCATGTTCTTTTTTCATGTCGGAAACAATGCTGTCTAGTTTTTCATCCGGCACCCATCCGTTCCATTCGTAGCCGAGTTCCAGTTCCATTTTGTAGCTTACACTGGAAATGCTTTTAACCCGATCATAAAATGTCCGGTAGCATACATATTTGTAACCGGGTCTTTCTGTAAGCTCGCTATCCTTATATAATTTCTGATTTTGCTTTGTCGGCTGTACGACACGCCGCAAATTTTTTCCGTCCCATGCGTACTTAGCACCGAAATGTGAATCAATCGGGTATCCGTCCAGATAAATGATATTATCCGGGTGAAGTGCCGGTATAACATCTTCGAGTGTAACGCCGGTGATTGTTACCATTCCGTTTTCCTGTACCTTGGCCTCATACTTATAGTGCTCAAAATAAGACCATGTGGAAGGATCGGACACCGGATAAATGGAAAAGTCGATTTTATTCCCGGGTACATCTGTGCTTTCCGAAGAAGATGAGGAGGACGCTGGCGGGTTCGTACTCCCACTTGATCCACTGGGCGGCCTGCTGCCGGGAGCGGAATCAGATGAAGAGCAAGAGGCCAAGAAAGCAGCCACTATTGCGCCCGCCACAACAACTTTGCATTTTTCCGCAATTTTCATTCGAAATTCCTCTTTTCTCTTGATTTTTAAGGATAACAATTGTAACATAAAATTACCAAATACAACAAAAAGGAGTGTTTCTTATGCCTGACGCTGAATTTCTTGCCTACCTGAAAGAGCACCCCGCGCTTTGGGGCATTGTAATGGGCGTTTTGCTGGAGCATTCCGAAACCGAAGATGCTGCACAAGCGTCCTGAAACGGTTTTTTACACTAGAAAGGAGACTTTATATGTTTGGAGCAACCCGCAAGAAAGATGTTTGCGAGAAAGACACAAGCAAATTCTCGGAAGAATTCCCCATACTTCCTACCTGCTCGCTTACTGGGGGGTTCTACAACCACAGCTTAGCGCTGGATAAAGATAAACCGATTCCTCAAGAAACGGTTGACCTTGCAAAGGAGATCATGCAGATCATGGCGGAACGGAAAATTCCGTATCAGACTGCCATGTATTTACCAGAAGCTTTGTTTTGTGAGCTGGAAATTTCTTTTTGTCATCGGGTCTTTACCAGCGTCGTCAGACCGTTACCGGAAGATGGAGACGAGCAGAGCGAAAGCCGAAACGATCAGGGCAAGAACTGACAGCTTGTTGGCAAACCGCGTCTCTTTCAGCGAAAGCGTTGACATATTGTTTTCAAAGTTCTTTTCATTTTCTCGGCGATTGATATAGCGTAGATAAAGTTCGCCGTCTTTGGTGATTTGATACACATGGCCGCGTATCTGCATTTTGGATAGAGAAATTTTTTGCTCGACAAGTTTTTTGTCGTACAGCGTTTTTACTCTTTCCGTCCATTCGGAGGTGCAGTCTACCGGGCCTTGTGCTATCACACGCAGCGTGTTCAACTCCTCGGTGGATAGCACCAGCTGCTCAAAATCCATTGTGGTCACTCTTCCTTTGCTTTTCCGTTTTCCAGCACGGCCAGCGCGGCGGCTTTTGCGGCTGCACGCGCTGCCGGTGTTGCATTTTTATAGGCTGCTTCTACATCAGCCCATTCCCATTCGAGCCCGCCCATCCCGGCGGGCTCTTTTTTTGTGCCCATAAGCTCTTCAACGGTAATGCCAAAGTAGTCCGCAATCTTTTTGCGGTTTTTCACCTGCGGCAATGCACCGTTTTTCCAGCTTGTGACGGCAGAGCGTTTAAAGCCTAATTCTTCAACAACAACTGTCGGCGATTTTTCAATTTTTTCGCACTGATTCACAAAATTACCCCAGAACAAAAATCACACCTCCTTTTTGTTCATTTTGCCAAATATCAAACTTTATCATACTTTTTGAGTTAAAGTTCTTGCAAGTTAGATAGAGTTCGATTATAATACAAGCATACCGAGCGGCTGAACCGAGGTCCCCATACTCTCCGATCGCTGCCGGTACTTCACAGGGCTGCCACGCCGCGGTGAACCTTCACAGCTAAGCGGGGAATTTTCTTACACCGTCCTGTTGATCAGGTGCCTATGCGCGGGCACCGGGTGCAAGAAGCAGAGGGTCGCGCGTACCTTCCGATCTGCTTTCTGCCCTAAACCCAAAAATGTTGCCAAGAGTAAAATGTGTTCCGCAAATTCATTTTACACCATCTTGCATGGCTTGGCAATGTTTTTATAGCGATATTTTGAAATGATTTTCAACCATGGAGGTGGAAAAACTTGCCGACCATTGAATGGAAAGCCGAAGTGGCCAAGCGCAAAATGATGCTTGGCTGGGGCAACCGTGAGCTGGCCTTGCACGCGGGCTTATCAAAGGGCGTTGTGGACAAGTACCTGTCCGGGCACTACCCCAACGAAACGCCCCGGGAACTGATTGAGACCGCTTTGGGAATGAGGTGACGCGGATGCTGGCTTATCTGATGTGCTTTATGGCAGGCTGCTGCCTGATGGCGTTTTTGTTTATCTGCGCCACAAGGCCGCCCCGCAGGATGCTGGGGGTCTGGCTGGCGTATTTTGGCTTAATCATGGCTCTGGCATGGCGCATAGGAGGTTTGATGGTATGAGAAGTTCTGCATTTATTTTGGCTGATCTGATGGTCGCCCTTGGCCGCGACCCCTACCACGCAGCCTGCACCGAAATGTGGCTGATGGTGTTGATCATCGCGCCGGTGCTGGTGCTGGGGCCTTACCTGCTGTGCCGCTGGGACGAGTATATGCGTGCTGAGAACGCCCGGAGAAGGGCGGCACGTAAACGGATCTATGAGAGGGCACGGAACCATGAGTGATATTATTCGCCGCTGCGAAGAATGCGGCGCGGTGCTGCCAGAAGGCACCGGAGTTAACAGAAGGTACTGTGATGCGTGCCGCAAGCTCAAAAGAACAGAAGTGAATCGCAGGTACAACATGAGGCGCAAAGGCGAGAACTGCGAAAATCCTCCGGTCGTGCGGTATTGCAGAGTTTGCGGCAAGGCACTGCCGGTGGAATCTTCAGCGAACCGGAAGTACTGCATTCCCTGCGGCGAGAAGATACATCTGGAAGCTGCACGGGAACGCGCCCGGCGGGCGTTGGCAGCTAAGCCGAAGGTCAAAAAGCTTACGCCGCTGCCAAAGCCCGCACCAGAGGAGAAGCTCCCTCGCGGCGAGCACCGCAAGGTGGACAAGCCTTGCAAAGAGTGCGGCACGATGATGTACGGCGTGGACCCCGGCAAAATGTTTTGCGATGCCTGCAAAAAGCGCAGATGTGGGAAGTCCAGTGTGGACACCGGCACGCAGACCGGCATTGTAAAACCCAAGGAAAAGCCCAAAACCAACCACGATCTGCTCGTGGATGATAATGCTGCTGCCGCAGCCAAGGGCATGAGTTACGGCCACTTCAAGGAGTGGCAGCGCAGACAGAAGGAGTTGAAGGAACGTGGCGAAATCTACTAGAAACGAAGCGTGGCACGAGAGCTACGCTGCTATATTTGGCCGATATGGCTGCATTCGGCTGACCTTGGAGCAGGTCAGCGTATGTATGGGCATCCCGGCGCGGTATGTGCGCAAGCGCTACCCGAACGGCTGGTCTAATATGGCCGGACAGGAAGGCTCTGGACGGGGAAACACCATCCGGCTGGACGCCCTGCTGGATCAGGAATTTGGGACTTACTGAGGAGGAAGCGTTATGGAAGAAACGAAGATCATTGTTACCGGCAAGCCGCTTGTGGACTTTGAATATATCCGAAATGTGCTGGGTGACGTTGTGGAGGGTGCTATTGCCCGCAACATTGCCCCAGCGGGCAGGCTGATTGACCCGGAAAAGGCAGATCAGGCGGTGAAGGACAGCGTTGACCGCGGCACACCGACCCGCGAGATCGCCACCGCAAGCCGGTATCTGATGCTGGCTGCTGTGAGCATCTGCACCGACAGCATGAACGCCTTTGAGCACTATCTGGACGCAAGCGAGGACTACCAGCGTGATAACGCGGAGTACATGGTGCTGGATGGCCGCAAGGCCGCCGCACAGATCCAGAGCATCCTCGGCGTGATGTCTGAGCTGGAGGGGCTGGAAGAACATGAATAAAACCATCAAAGTTTTGTACACCGCCCACAACGACAGGAACAGCGAATCTGGCGTAAATCACAGCGTTTCTTTTCAAGTTTCGGAAGAAGTTGCAGATGACCTCACAAACCCGAAACTCAATCCTTTTCCGTGCTACATCAATTTTCCAAGGGGTCGAAAGCAAGCTCAATTGTGCCAGATGGTTTGCGCATACGCAATTATGCACGATTATTGGGTTCTAAGCAGTGACTGCATTCTTGAGGTTTCTGTTTGATGGAGGTAGCACGAAATGACAAGTGAGCATGGGATGCGTACCCGCGAGCGGATCTGCTATCTGATTGGCAAGTATCAGTGCTTGCTGGACGATGACCGCATCTCCGACCGGGAGAAAAAGATCTACGCGGACGTTCTGGAAGATCTCCGGCATCTTCTGGAAACGGCGATGCAGGAAGGGCTTCAGAGTTGAATTTCCGGTTTCACACCAATGGCGGCAGGTGGGTAAACAAAAGCCGCTCCCAGCGCAATGCGCAGAATAAATTTTTAGGAAGAAAGGAGGTTTTCTATGTTTATGCCATACTTCATTGACGTTGTCGGAAAGAAACACATCTTCCGTGACGACTTTGCACTAAAAGATAGTTTGGTTCGTGCTTGGCGGCGTGGTGAGAACGTTTTGGATTTCCGGTATCGCTTGAAGTCGGTCTATGCCAATGGCCACGACTATCAGATCGATTCCATAAAACAAACACGCGATTCTTTTGCGATTTCTTTCTTTTTCGAAAGTGCACTTGGAAAAGAGGGCTATTGCATTTAAAAAAAAATAAATTTGGAGGTATGTATTATGATCCACGAACGTAAAGGCGGGCATTTCCGCCGCCAGTACAGCGCACAGGCCAAGAAGGCCGGTGAAGCCATGATGAAGGTGATGCGGGACTTTGCAGAGCCGCTCAGCGTGCAGGACGCGCGGGATGCGTGCACCTTCTGCCGCAGCATTCTGGAAAGCCAGGTGCGCGGCTGCCCGTACAACGACGCTGCGCTGGAAGCAGAGGAGGATCTGGATGCGGTTGCAAAAGCTGATGAACCCGATGCCTAAATCCCCCACCTACGAGGAGACCGCCACCGGCTACGCCATCGCCGCCATGCGCATGGCAGAGCTGCCGCCGGATACCATCCAGCAGGTGGTTGCGGAGATGCGCGTTATGATCGACAAGTATTCACCGGCAGAGGCGGCGCAGATCGCCACCTCCAGCCCCTACTGATGGAGGTGGTAAGGTTGGCAACGCCAAAAGCTTCAGGGCGCGGCAGGCCGCAGAAGAGCGCTTCTGCGGCTGTTTGTGCCCCAGACGTGAAATTCCCTGTTGAAGTGCCAAAAGCCCCGCAGACAGCCCCGCAGGCGGTCTCAGTGCTGATTAAGGCCATCAGCGAGGATGCGGTCAAGCTGAAACTGCTTCCCGGCGCCAATGCCGTGCGCGATATGATGGACAAAACCTTTGGCGCTGCCGGTTGGACCATGCGGCGCTATTTTGCCGATGGGCGGCTGTGGTGTCAGGTTGGCGTATACAGCCCGCAGGAGCGGGAGTTCGTCTACAAGGACGCGGGCGGGCTTTCTCTCCCCTGCCGTGACCCGGCTCTGATGCGGGAGGTCACCAGCTTTGTGTCTGCTGCCTCCTTCTGGGGTGTCGGCAGGGACGTGATGGAGCTGGACGACATTGTGCTCAAGAGCACGCAGGTGCCCATCGTCAAGGATGACAAGGGCGTTTGTCGGATGCAGACCAGCCTGAAGGTCGACCGCTTCGCCTACGATGACGCGGGCAGCATCACCATGGTGCAGTTCGTCACCGGCGAAGGCAAGAAAGTCTTATGGCCAGAGGCGTGATCGGCAAGCTGCCGGTGGTATATGACCCGGTTGCCCGGCGGGTGGTGGTGGAAAACTCTGCGGAATTTGTGGAAACGCAGATCCGGCAGAAGCTGGACGAGTTGGCGCACGGCAAGCCGCTGCATCTAATTTTGTCGGTGGACTTGGAACGCAAAAACCGCACCCTGCCCCAGAACCGCATGATGTGGGCACTGCTCACTATCATGGCAGACCACTACAACGGCGGTCGCACCGGCGGTATCACCCCGGAGGACTGTTACACCGAGATGCTGGAGCAGTACGGCGCGGTGTTTGACTACTTGGAAGTGCCGGTGGGCGCGGTGCCAATTTTGCGCAAGTCCTACCGGCTGGTACACGTTGTGGAGCTGCTGGACGGCAACCGCTGCACCGTGAAATGCAGTCAGGGCTCCAGCAGCTTTACCACGGAGCAGATGGGGCAGCTGATCGACGGAATATTTGACCGGCTGGCGGAAATGGGCGTCAATGACCCCAATGTTACCGCCTGCTGGCAAGAGTGGCAGGAGGTGCCAAGGAAATGACACAGAAACGGTTTAAGAAGCTGCTGATGGCGCAGGGCGTTTGCGCAAACACTGCGCGCGGCCTTGTGGAGTACATGAAGGCGCTTCGACAGTCCATCGAACAGGGCGATGACCTTGTAATGCTTGCGGATGCCGTGGATTCCGTGACTATGGGATTCAAGACGGCGAGGGTCTACCCCTACGCGGAGACCTACAAGCGGATCCTGGAAGGGCGTGATTTCCTTGTCTGAATCCATCATGCAGACCCGGCGGGAGTGTTACGTCTGCCGGATGAAGTACGGCGTGGTGACCGTTAAGGACTTGGAAGAGCATCATGTGCTCAACGGTCCGCTGCGCCCGGTGGCAGAACAGTACGGCCTGAAGGTCTATCTCTGCCACCGGCACCACAATGAGCCGGGATACAGTGCCCACTTTGACCACAAGCTGCGTCTGTACCTCAAAAAGCAGGCGCAGCGCAGTTTTGAGGATGTGTATGGTCACCGCCAGTGGATGGCGGTGGTCGGAAAGGATTATTTGAGATGCTTAATGTAGTCGCTATCATGGGTCGCCTTGTGGCAGATCCGGAGCTGCGTACCACCCCGGCGGGGCATAGTGTGTGCAGCTTCCGCATTGCCTGCGACCGCAGCTATGTGCAGCAGGGTCAGGAGCGGCAGGCAGATTTTATTGATATCGTAGCATGGCGGCATCAGGCGGATTTTGTGTCCAAGTATTTTCAGAGAGGGAGCCTTATTGCCGTTGAGGGCAGCTTGCAGACCCGGCAGTATCAGGACAAGAACGGCAACAACCGTACTGCGGTGGAGGTCGTGGCGAATAATATCAGCTTTGCCGGTGCAAAGCGTCAGGACGCCCAGAGTGCGCCCTCCTTTGAGCAGCAGACTGCAAGCCATGTGGAACAGGCTAAGGCACAGACCGGCTTTGCACAGGGCAGCGCAGATGACTTTGCTGTGATAGACGATAACGACGATCTGCCGTTTTAGGGGGGGTAAGGCGTGAAAGGTGTAAACAAACGATGCAATTACGTCATGGTCATGGACTGGATGTATGACAATTTTGACCTCAACGTAGCAGAAGCAAACGCCCTCGGCATTGTTTATGGCTTTTGTCAGGACGGCGAAAGCTGGTACAGAGGTGGATCGTCTTACATTGCTGCACGGCTTCACATCTCCCAGAAATCGGCTAAAAACTACCTGAACGATTTCACCAAAAGGGGGATTCTGACCATGAAAAAAGTCATGGTCGGGAACGTCGAATGCAACGCCTACCAGACCGTGCCGGGCATTGAAACGCTGGTCCTTCGGAAGGATGCAGACCCGGGAAAAAATTTCCCTAGTGAAAAAATTTCCCCGGTGAAAATTTTGCCCTTAGACCCGGGAAAAAATTTCCCTCAGACCCGGGAAAAATTTTCCTACAAGAAAGAAATAGAGAATACTAAGGGGAAGTCTATCTATCCGCGCGAGGAGCGCGGAATGGATGCGATGGATGGATTGGATACCGCACGAGAGGATGTGTTGGAACGCTTCCGGGAGCAGCTGGAGCTGGACACGCTGGAGCGCCGGTACGAACCGGAAAAGCTGGAAGAGCTGCTGGACAACATTGCGGATATGTACTGCTGCCCCAGCATGATCCAGACCATCGGGCAGTATCCGCAGACCACGCAGTCTATCCGCAAACGGCTGGACAAGCTTACAAGCCAGCACATCGAGTACGTTCTGGATGCGCTGCTCAACAGTACAAAGCCTGTCCACAATATCCGGGGCTACATACGGGCGGTGCTGCTGAACGCTCCCACCACCATGGAGCATTACTATCAGGCAAAGGGCAACAGCATCGCAGCCGACGGAGGAGGTAGGCGCTGATGCAGGAGGTCTGGAACGAGGAGCTCTACCCTCTCCCGAAGAGCAGCCCTTGCCGGAACTGCCCCTGCAAGGCGTGCTCGCCGAATTATTACAAGCAATGCACAACATGGCTTGCGTGGTTTGCCAAAAGCTGGGACAGCATCCAGCGGCAGGCCGCAAAAGCCGCAAGAATCTGAGAATGGGGATATCGTCATGAGAACAATGGCAAAAATCGCAATCATCAACCTGAAAGGCGGTGTGGGTAAATCCGTCACCGCCTGCAACCTCGCCTGTCTGCTGGCAGAGACCTGGGCCCGGCGGGTGCTGGTGATGGATCTGGACAAGCAGGGCAACACCACCAAGTTTTTCAACCGCTTTGCCTACGGGCGCAAGACCATGGGCGACGTGCTCACCCTGAACGCCAAAATGCAGGACGTGATCATGCAGACAGACTTTGAGCACGTCGATCTGGCACCCAGCAACATGGAGATGCTGCTTGCCAACAAGAACGTGATGCTGGACGTGCTGCGGCCGCAGTGGAACAGGCTGCGCAATGCGCTGGACAGCATCCACAACGACTACGACTATTGCATCATCGACTGCCCGCCTGACATCGACATGGCCACCGTCAATGCGCTGGCTGCCGCCGACTGGGTGATCATCCCGGTGGACTGCGACGAGTGGGCAATGGATGGCATGGACGAGATCCGCGAGCAGGTGGATGCCATCCGGGATGCCTACAACCCGCAGCTGGAAGTGATGGGCGTGCTGGCTACCAAGTACACCCGTGGAAGGTACAGTGTGGACACCATCAACGAGATCGCAAACATGGACTTGCCCGCCTTCCGCAACCCGGACAACAGCATTTTGCGCATCGATTACAGCGTGAAGGTCAAGGAAGCCAAGGCCCGGCACCTGCCGGTGCACAAGGTCTGCCGGAATATCAAGACCAGCGCCCAGTATAAGGCGCTGGCGCAGCTGGTGAAAAAATGCGTGGAGGGTGAATAAAATGGGTGGATTTGTTGCGAGGCAGCCAAATGGGTTACTGTGCAGGTTTTCAATGGTGACTGATTGCGTAACGGACTTTAACATGACGGAAGAAGACTATATCGAACGTTGTGCCGAAATCGCTAGGCGAGAAGCCAAAGAAACAATTGAAAAACATTTAGTGCCGTTTGAGAATGTAAAAACTTATTTTAGACCGATAAACATGAGTGTTCCAGAACATCACAAAATTTTGAAAATGATGAATGAACCAAAAGAAAACTGTGTGTGGAACGAAGTCGACTGGAGCGATGACTAAATGGGAGGGGAAAACAAAATGAGCACTGGATTGTTGAATAGCCTGATGAACGCCCAGAGTCAGACGGCCACCCCGGCGGGGCAGCAGATGCAGGTGGTCATGATTCCGAGCCGGAATATCCTCCCGAACCCGGATAACGACGAGATCTACACTATCGGCAACATGGAGAGCCTGCGGGACGATATTCAGCAGCACGGCCTCCGGCAGCCGCTGGAAGTTATCCCGGTAGATGGCAAGCCGGATCGTTATATGCTGATCAGCGGGCATAGGCGCTGGGCTGCGTGTGGGATCTTGTCGGCGTGCGGGGAATCTCGGTTTGACGCTCTTCCCTGCCTGATTCGGGAAAGCCACGGCGAACTGGATGACCGCATTGCGCTCATCACGGCCAACGCCACCGCCCGCGACCTGACCGACGGCGAGCGTCTGGCGCAGTACGAGGCGCTGAAAGACGCACTGACCAAGAAAAAGGCAGCCGGACAGCTGGAAGGCAAGGTGCGTGACGAGGTTTGCCGCATTCTGGGCTTGTCCACTGGTGCTGCTGCCAGACTGAATGTGATTGCCTCCTGCGAGAACGAGATCATCAAGGAGCGCTTGAAGGCCGGAGAAATCGGTTTGATGGAAGCATACCGCAGCGCACAGGATTATGCACGTTTTATGGGCGCTGCACCGGAAGAACCGGAGCAGAAAGAAGAACCTGCGGAAACGGTACCAAAAACTGAGTACCCGGCATGGGTGCTTGAATGCGCAAAAGAGGTTTGTGCATTCGATTGGGTCAAATCCGCTCGAGAATTTACAGCGAAAGCCCTTATAGAAGCAAAAGGCGGCCTTTGTGGACGAAGCTTGAAAGATGGATTTGTTGATTTTGACAACAGAAAAATACGATTTTGGGGCAGCAAAAATGGAGAGTTTACATTTACATGGGAAAGATTTGTGAAGACGTGTCTGGAAAACGGGATTTACAGTCAGAATCGGGAAAATTCGTCTTTGGATGCTGCCATTGCTGTGGAAAACAAAACTGCGGATATCCAGACAGCGCAGGTGGAGCAAAACCGTGGGATGGAACCGGAGAATGTTGCAGCCGCACCCGAAAAACCGGAAAATGCAGAAGAAGGGTGTCCTGCAATCTCGAATACCTGCATTCGTGGAAATGACACGCTGCACAAGCTGGCGGAGAAAACGCTGTGCGCAAATGCTGCGTGGGAAATGGCGTTCAAGAATATATGTTTCCGGTTTGTGTATTACAAGCAGTCTCTGCCCGGCGGGGCAACGCTGTGGAAACAGATAGACACCACCAGAGAGGATGCCGGACAGACCTGCGACAACTACGCTATCATTCTGCAGGACAACAGCTTCTTCACCTGCGGCTGGATAGGTTTCCACTCCGGTATCACGGATATTCTGACGGATTATTTTGAGCTGAAATAAATTTTGGGAGGTTGCCGGATGAAGCCACACGAATTTCGCCGTCTGTATGCGATACCCTATGACATTGCCAAGCGTCGGCAGCGCATTGAGCGGCTGGAGATTTTGCAGGCAGATGGTCCGCAGGCTGCCTCGGATGTGGTAAAGGCTTCTCACGGCGAGGGCAACAGCTGCGTTCTCGGTCATGTAACGGTGACCGGGACCGCAGATTCTGCCTACAACCAGCGTGCTGCGGAGATCCGGCGGCTGAAAGATATCAACCGTATGCAGAACAAGCTGTACACCATCGGTGTGCACATGGTGGAGGACTGCGACGACCCGGCACTCCGGGCAATGCTCTCGGCGATCTGCGTAGAGGGCAAAAAACCGCAGGACGTTGCCGTGGAGCTTACCGAGCAGGGCTTTGACGTGGATGCGGAATCCATCCGCCGTAGGGTTTACCGGTGGATCCAGAAAAATGTGGGGTGATTTTGTGGATTGTGTTTCTTGTAGGGTACGTTTTCGGTGCCCTTCTAAAGCTGAGCCGAACTCTCTTGCGTGTATATTAACGCTGGCCACATACGGGCAGAACGAAGAAAGCCCATACCAGACGCCCGGAACGCCAAAGTTTTGCCCGATCTGCGGGAAACCGCTGCGGGTTATCGGCACCGAACGATTTTGCAACAACGTCCAGTGCGTAAACAGATATATTCCGATGGAGGGACACAAAAGACTATGAGTGAAAAAGAACGTCAGAGCGCGGCTGATATGAAAGAAGCCCGTGAAAAGCTTCTTGAATGTTTTCCGGGCAGCTTTATAAACGAGGTGGACGAGTTTATTGCTCATCCGCGCACGAACCAGTATTTTATCCTGCGGGACTGTAAGACCGTTGAAGCGGTCGAGGCAAAGGTATTGGAATATCTTTCTCGTGCAGCGTTCAAGTCTCAGCCTTACTCGCAGGAATGGCGAAACCGCCGCCTTCATGAATTTATGCTGGCTGGAATCAACGCGTTTCTGGACACTGATTTCTCGTACGAGGACATGGAACTGATTTATACCTACATGGGCAGCGGCATCGCCCACGGCCTGATGCTAGTCTTTATCGACCACGACATGAGCATAAAGTGGTTAAGAAACCATATTTCAGAAAACGGAAAGTAGAGGATGAATAGTGAAAGCTCATATTACTACAAAATGCAAGCCGTGTCCGTTTTGCGGGGCAAGAGCAGATGAAATTGAAAGCATCACCGGAATGGACTTGATTGCCTGCTCCAACTATAACGGCTGCGGTGCAATCGGCAGCTTTAACAACGTGGATTGCGATGAGCGCGGTGTTTCTCCGGTGGTGTATTTCAACCGGCGAGCCGGGCAGGAGGACAAAAATGGATAAAGCCGTATTGTTAAGCATCAAGCCGGTATGGTGCAGCAAAATTGTGCTGAAAGAAAAGACCGTAGAAGTGCGTAAAACGAAACCCGAGATCATGAAACCTCCGTTCAAGTGTTACATCTACTGCAAGAAAGAACGGTCAAAGATGGGATGGCTGCGAATCGTTCCAGACAAAGGCTGGCAGAAGTGGGACGGTACAGTCATTGGCGAATTTATCTGCGATGAAATTTATAAAATCGATATGGATAGTGCTGGATTCAATTTTACAGCACCAAGTTTGGATTTGCCGGTTTACACGCTGCCAGAAAACAACGATGAAGAATGCAATGCTAAACTAAAGGAACTTACCACTTGTTTGACTGATGCAGAGATTTCCAAATATCTCGGCATTCATCCCGGATACGGATGGCACATCTCCGACCTGAAGATTTATGACAATCCGCGCAAGTTGGAAGAATTTACAGGTTTGCAGAGAACACGGTTCGGTATGCGACCTGTCGAAGTGAAGCGCCCGCCCCAGAACTGGTGCTATGTGGAGGAGCTGAAATAACTTTATGGTTTTGTTTTACTGGCTGGTATCCACTGTACTGATGGCCTGCCTGAGCATTCCGGTGTGTATGCTTTCCGTGCGGTGGGCATGGAAAAGCGGCTGGACGGTGCGGAAGATACTCATGGTGTTCACACCGGCATCTGTCGTACTGGGCGGCGTTCTTGGGTACACGATGGCGTGTCTTGTGCTCAAAATGGCCGGTTTTTCCTGATTGACACAAAATTCACATTGTGTCACTTCTCTGCGTAGGTACGCAAAAGCCGTGTCACAAAATGGTCAAAATGTCACAAAAAGGTCGAAATGTCCAGAATGTCCCATTTTGATGTGGTAAAATTATAATGCAGACATTGACGGAAACGTGAATGACCTGCATCCTCATGACGATTCCCGGCGGGAAGCATAGCACAGGCTTTTTGAATCTTCCTGTGCTCAATGGATTACCGCGCCGTCCGCTTCAAGATCCAGCGGCGCACACAAAATAAAATCAAACCCGGCGGGTGTCCACAGTGGACACCTTGGAAAGGAGTGCAATTCATGCTTGAGTTTTTCAGCAAACTGTTTTGGCCTATTGAAAAAAGCTGCGTGCTTGCACCTGTATTCCGGGAAATTTTTCAAATAGCATTCAAAAGTAATTTTGTGCGCATCGTCTGGAATATCGGTTTTCAGGCGAGCCGCACAAAGCGTGAGCCGAGGGCAGAGATCGGAGGCCGCGGCTGTATGCAAGGGGCGCGGCCTGCTATCCGCGCAGATTAGATCTGCTGATACAATTTACTCAAAAATACTTTTACCCGCCTGTCATGCATGATGTGCACCGTGCATTGCAGGCGGGCATTCTTTTACGCTGCGTTAGCTCAACCGGCAGAGCATCCGGCTCATAACCGGGTCGTTGCAGGTTCGATTCCTGCACGCGGCATGATATGTTCCTGTGTAGCTTATTGGAAAAAGCGCCAGCATAGCTGGAGAATGTGGTTCGATTCCACGCATGGGAAAATGCGGCCGAAAGTATTTCGCAATATGATTAAGCCGCTCCTATGTTCCCGTAGCTCAAGTGATGGAGCAGCGGTCTCCAAAACCGCAGGCTGCAGGTTTGAGTCCTGCCGGGAATGCCAGACTTTGCATGACCGGGGGACGGCATGCAGAGAGTAGCGGGGCATCTGGCCGCGAAAGTTCCAGATGCAGCAGCGCTCCACCCGTTTACGTTGTCCGAGAAACTGAATGTATACTGGGAGTGCTGCTTATATTAGCGTTTAGCTTGGAATAGCTTTAATTTTTAGATTAAACGTTTTGATTTTTGAAGTAAGCGTCATGATTCTACTTATAGAAAACACAGAGCAATACTGGATTGGAGAAATTCTAAATGGAATTGCTTGAACTTAAAAACAAATTTCTTTCAATCTTAGAAACCGACATAGAAAATTTCAGTGAAAGAATATCCGCTGTACTAGGCGATTCTAACACAAGAGAAAAGATTTTTTCTCAATATGTAGAACTGGTAGATGGAGATTTGGACACTGACAACCTCCAAAAAATTTGGCAGTATTATCATGCTGATAGAAAAGAAAAATGCCAAGATTACACGCCTAAAAGCATTGCACGTTTGCTCAGCGTGCTTACAGAAACAAGTGGATTGGTTTGCTATGATTTGTGTGCAGGTTCTGGCGCATTAACGATTTCAAAGTGGACTTCAAATAAAAACAAAATCTTCATCTGCGAAGAATTGGATGAAAAAGTTTTTCCGGTTTTGCTCTTTAATATGGCTGTCCGAAATATGGAAGGATACGCAATATGCAGAAATTCATTAACGTTGGAATTCTTTGAATGTTACAAATTGACAAAAGGAATCCGATTTTCAGAAATAACTTCAATGACCGAACCGCCGGAGATTGAAGCAGACGAAATCATATCTAACCCTCCATACAATATCAAATGGGAACCACCTCCTCCACTTTTTGCTGATTTAAGATTTCAGAAATGCGAACTTCCGCCAGAAACAAATGCAAACTGGGCATTCGTTTTAACCGCGTTGGATAGGCTTTCAAACTTTGGAAAATGTGCATTCGTACTTCCCTGCGGTTTTTTGTCAAAAGATAATGAAATCGAACAAAGAAGATGGGCAACTCAAAATCGATTGATTAAAAAAATAATAACACTTCCAGACGGAATGTTTGAATCCACAAGCATTCCGACCTGCGTTTTACTGTTCGCGAAAGATTCTGAAAGCATAGATTTTTATGACGCACGGAAAAGTGGTCACAAAGAGGAAAGACTTCAGAATGGGCAGTTTGGCGGAGCAAGCCATCAAAATCGAACGTATAAAAAAGAAGTCAACGCTCTTTCGGATGATATAATAAACCAGCTTAAAGCCAATCCCACAGAATGCCCCGGCTTTTCAACGAGAAAATTTTTAGAAGATGTCTCAGAAAATCAATGGAACTGGATTCCGAGCCGGTATATTCCGTTTCCTTCCACCGAAATCTTGCATCGAAATTATAGTGATATCATGGCTGACATCAACCGCGTTAGTCGTGAACGATCAGCTATAAAGCTAACGATTAACGAATCTCTTGCAAAACAGCTTGGACTGTATGAAATTGCGGAGCTTGAAAAAGCAAAAGTCTCTGAAGAATTAAATCAAACGTTTCACATTTTGGGCGGAGAGTATATATCAAAGCCTTACATTACATTGTCAAAAAACAAAAACGAAATTAAATTCGAAGCGAATGATAAAGAGATTCTCTCTTCAATCTTTTCGATTTTGATTCCTATGTGGAAACAACACGTTTTTTATTTAAATCAGGAAGAAAACAACCTTCTTGCTGAACTTCGGGACGCGATGATTCCAGATTTAATGAGTGGGAAAATCAGTTTGGAATAATGACCGATAAGTTTTACAAATGGCTCTGCGCTTTGATAGCATCTGGTGATGTGCATCCGTTCTACTGCTCATCGCAGTGGGTGCGGCTATCGCACAAGGTGCTGGACATGGACAAGCATGAGTGCCAGCTGTGCAAGGAGCGCGGGCGATACCGGCGGGCAGAGCTGGTGCACCATGTCAACCATGTGCGCCGCGCGCCAAAGCTGGCGCTGGATATCTGGTACACGGATGCAGACGGCAACCAACAACGCAACCTTATCAGCGTATGCAAGGACTGCCACGAGACTGTGTGCCACCCGGAGCGGCTGCGGAAATGCAGCGGCGGCGCGCCGCTGACCCGCGAGCGCTGGGACTGACCGGCACCCCCCTCCCGAAAAAACGGGCTGAGCGGGTCGGGGCCTTAT